GGTTTATATTCATTTAGTAGTTTTAATTCTGCAAAATACGCTTTTGAAACAACTTATATGCCAGAGAATAATATAGTAGAAATATCAAGTGCATTAAAGGTATATTCATATAAAACTGAAACAGAATATAAAAACATTAAGACTAATGCTTGGTATGATATTGGTGATTTAAGAACATATTATAAGACTTGTGCTGAGTTGTTAAAGTTAAAGTCTAGAGCATTTAATAATATTAAGTATGATAATGATTTAGGTATTATAATTAAGACGCCTGATTATCATGATGAGCATGGTATTGAAACTATTGCTAATGAAAAGTCATGGTATAGTTCTTTATCAGATACTCAGAAAATGTTTGTACCACAAATATATAATAGTGAATATTCTTTATCAATGTCGTATGTTGCTGGTACGTTATTGTCTGATATGATGTTATATGACCATTTATCAGATAGTACATGGGAATATATTATAGATAAGTTGCTTAAAATTAAGTTAAAGTATTTTAATAGTCCATGTGAAGATATTGAATTTATAAAGAGTTTTGATGCGTGTTCTCATAGTATGTGGATAAGTAAAACATATGAACGATTGTTTGTAGCTGGTTTACCTGAAGAGATTAATGAATGGTTAAATGAGTTAGCTATTAAGGTGCATTTGTCAACTAAGCCAATAGATGGTTTACATGGTGATATGCATTTTGGCAATGTATTGTATAACCCGTATATAGATAAAATGGTATTAATTGACCCTCGTGGTAAATATGGTTCATATTCTGGTAATCATGGTTGTGATATTTATGATTTTGCTAAGTTAAGTCATGATTTAATACATGGTTATAATGCTTTAGTTTCAAATGTTCCACATAATGAAACTGTACAAGATATTTTTATTAATTGTTTAAAGGATAATGATTTAGATGTTGAGTTAATTACAGATGCAGGTATTTTGTTATTAGCTACGTGTATACCATTGCATTATGACGATGCGTTAAGACAAGAACGACTACGGAATAAGGTTATAGAATATGTCACAAATAAAAAGTATAGTGTTTGATTTAGACGATACAATATGTTATCCTAATCACGAGTATAAAGATGCTGTTAACAAATATGCTAAAGCAAAGCCTAACTTAAAAGTAATTGAGTCAATGAGATTATTGTCTGAAAAGGGTTATAGTATTATTATTAGTACCGCTCGTCGTATGTTAACACATAATGGTGATATAGATTTAATTATTGCAGATGTTGGAGATATTACAGTTGATTGGTTAGAGCGATATAATGTTCCATTTGATGAGTTGCGATGGGGTAAGCCATATTCATCGACTTATTATGTTGATGATAAAGCGATGAATATAGAAGATTTTTATAAGTGGATGGATAGATAATAGGTGGTGCTATTTATTTTATGTTATATTTTTACTATCATATATAATAACATTAGCAGGTAGTTAATATATTAACATAGTGTTTAAAATGAATAGCACTGAAATTTTTAAATAGGTAATAATATGAATAATAATACAACAACAAGTAGTAATGATGGAATTACATGGGCACCTATTGTGCCATTAATTGGTGGTTTTCCATTAGGAGCTGAGTTAGCTATAGGTAAGCCTCCTGTAGAGATTTTTTCTTATGATGGTTTTTCTGGAAATGATTCACAGTATGTAAATTTTCAGCATAATACTAGGGGTCGCGAGGATATTCCATATACTGAGATCACTGAAGAGAATGCAGATACATTAAAGCGTAAGATTAATATTATCGTAGGTACGCCGCCATGTGCTGCGTTATCGCAATTAAATACTAGTAAGTCAGCTGATGCTAAGGGTGCAACATCGCCTAAGAATGATTGGATGTATAAAGTTGCAGAAGATGGTATGAAGATTTTTGAAGCCGATGTTATTATGATTGAGAATGCTCCAGCATTGTATACAAAAAAGGGTACATTAGTTGCGGAGCGAATGTATGAGATGGCAAAAGAGAACAATTATTCTTTATCATTATATAAGACTTCTACAATGTATCATGGTGTTCCTCAAGCTCGTGATCGTACATTTGCTTGTTTTTGGCGTAGTCCTACAGCACCTATTCTCGAGTGGCATGATAAAGAGTTTAAGGAATTTAAGGAGTATTTATCAGATATTCCAGATAATGCACTTCAGCAAGAGTTAGTTATAAATGAAAATGTTGGAAATAAAGAGCCATATTATCGTTTTATTACACATCTTTTAGGTGAGGGTGCTGATACTCGTAAAGCATTGCATGATGAGAATTTTAAGACTTCTTATAATTATGTTAATCGAAAGGGTTTGTTACAGGATGCTATTAAGTGGTTCGAGGAAACAGGTGATGAGAAGGGTTTAAGACAAGCTCGTCATGCTGAGTATAAGCAGTCGATTGATAAGGGAATTTGGGATGGTAGTACTCATGTATTTAATGAGTATATGAATGCTGTTATTGGTCGAAATTTAAATGATACTATTCATCCTACAGAAGATCGTTCATTAACAGTTCGTGAAGCATTACATATGATGGCATTTCCTGATGATTTTGAGTTAATTGGTGGACTTCGTAATGTTAACATGATTGCTCAGAATGTTCCAGTATGTACTGCAGCAGATATGGTAAGACAAGCTGTAAAGTTTGTAAAAGGCGAGTTGGCATTTTCTGAGTCAGACTTAGTTAAGCAGAATAATCATAAGAATACAGTTGATGTTGGTATTTTGCCAAATGATAGTGTTGATATAACTACGTATTTTGTTAATTAAATTATAAAACCACCTTCGGGTGGTTTTTTTATATGTTTATAAATATTTTTATTTAATAGAGTATTTGTAAATGGCAAAGCGAAAACAGAAAAATCCAAAAGAGCTTTTAGAGTATGGTCATTGGAACACTTCGATATGTGGTGATTTTGACCCTAATGATTATGTTGCTTTTGTATATGTAGTTCATTTAAAGGATGGGCATAAGTATGTTGGTGCTAAGAAGTTTTGGGCACGTATTAATAGACCACCTAGTTCATTTAAGAGAGGACCTAAAAAGCCATTATCTGAGCATAAGTGGCGGTCGTATAATACGTCTTCAAGTATACTTAAGGAGGCATCAGAAGATTCAATTGAGGATAGATATATATTAGGTTATTATGATAAATGGGGAACAGCATTAATGGCTGAGTTTATATGGCAGTTTGAGTTAAATGTATGTCGTTCTGAGATGTTTTTGAATTATCAGATGGGTGGTAATTTTACAAAGAATACCTATCCAGATAATGAAATATATAATAATATAGAACGATATAAGCAAGAATTTGTTCAGAATTGCGGTTTATTGTGATATAATAGTCATTCAAGATATAAATAAGAGAGTATATAATGTTAGAATTAACAGAACAGCAGAAAGCTATAGTTACAAGTAATAGTAAGACAATATTAGTTAATGCATATGCTGGTAGTGGTAAAACAGCAACATTAATGTTATTGGCTGAAAAGTTTAATAATGGTATTTATTTAGCATTTAATAAATCTATAATTAATGAAATAGTTGGTAAGTTACCATCGGGTTGGCAATGTAAGACTTTTAATTCATTAGGTTTAAGTTTAGTAAAGAAGCATTATCCTAATAGTAAAGTAAATTTTTATAAGTATAATGATTATGGTAATAAGACTACAGTTGATTTAGTAAATAAGCATATATCTATGGCTGGAAATAATACTACTAAGTCGTGGCAAAGTACGTGTGACCATTTTCATATTGATAGAAGTAGGATAGATTCAGCTAAACAAGTATTAGAAAAGGGTAAGAATAATACATCACAGATTAGTGGTGAGGATATGTTACAGTATCCTATTGATAATGATTGGAAAACTAAAGAGTTTGATGTTGTATTAGTAGATGAATGTCAAGATTTAAATCCACAGCAGTTAGCATTTTTGGATTGTATTCCTACTAAAAGAATAGTATTTGTAGGTGATGCTAATCAGTCTATATATGGTTTTAGAGGTTCTGATCCTTATGCTATACAGAATATTATTAAGAAATATAAGCCAGTTGAATATGATATGACACAGAGTTTCAGATGTCCTAATGAGGTTATAGATGAAATTAAGCATATTGTACCAAATATGTATAGTGATAAAAATGGTGGAACTAGTACTAAGATAAAGCCTGTAGTTGCTGATTATGAAGATGAATGTTTTATATTAAGTCGGACTAATAATAATTTGTTTAAGTTGGCATATAAATTTATTAAGAATGATGACCATTTTTCAATAGGTACTAAGTTCATAACACAATTAAAGACTGATTTAGATAAAGTATGTAAAAAGGGTAAATCAATAGATGATATACGTAAGAGTACTGTTAGAGAATATGATATGGCATTAAATAAAGCCAGAACTAATGGTTGGAGTACAACGAGTATTGAGAATAAGTATGATGGGTTATTGTATATTATTGATACCGTTAAGGATATACCATCTTTTCTTAATAGTTTAATATTACATTCTAATAGTTCAAGTAAACGTAAGTTAATGACTATTCATGGTGCAAAAGGTTTAGAAAGCGAGATTGTATATTTTATTAAGCCATCACAATGTAATGATTATAAGGAAAAGGCTAAGTCTGAGTGGGAAAAGATGCAGGAAGATAATCTATATTATGTTGCTTGTACAAGAGCGTTAAATCATTTGGTGTTTGTTGAGTAAATATCTAAGAGCACCCCTCTGGTGTCTGGTTTTAGAAGTTGATGGTATTCCTATTAATCGGGGTACCAGAGGTATATTACTAAATGTTAATAAAAAAGTGTTGACAATCAGTATAGAGTTTGATATAATAGTCGCATAAGTTAATGAAATAGGTGGTTGTTATGAAAATGAATGGACATCAGAAAATAGCAGAGTTGGCACAATTTTGTTATGATCTTAGTCATCAGAGTTATTTCCAGAATCATGTATTCTTTGAATATTCGCCGAAACATAATTGCGTAAAGATAAAAGTATATGTAGGTGGTTGGGAAGAATCGGCTGACCCAGTGTATAATACATGGCATAGTTTAGATCGTTATTATGATTGTGTTGATGTAGATGATATAAAGCAAAGTATTATGGAATG